GCGTTTCTGAGGCAGGTTTGGTTCGTAGAGCCTATGTTTCAGCCGCTAATACAGTTACTATCGTGACTTATAACCCTACAGCAGGTTCTGTAGACTTGGCATCAACTACATTGACCTTAATCATTGGTCGTGCAGTTTAATTAAAGGGGGCTAATACCCCCCTTTTTTTGGAGTTTTTATGGCTACTTTTCGTTGTCTAAAATCAGGAACATTGGTTACTTTCACCTATCAGCATGATATTGATAGCATGAAAGGTCACGAGGGATACGTCCTTGTTGAGGAAACTCCAAAGAAAGTTGAAAACAAACCTAAGGTTGGAAGACCAAAGAAAGAGGTTTCAAATGTCGGAAATTGATCCAAGGGAGTTTGGCAAATTGGAAGCCCAAGTTGAGGCTTTACAGAATGAAGTCCATGCACTTCGCCAAGATATTAAAACGCTTTTAGAGATGGCAAACAAATCTAAAGGTGGCTTTTTTGTTGGAATGGCTATCGCCTCTGTTGTTGGCGGTATCATTTCTTTCATTGCAACCAAGCTAGTTCGATAAGGATTTATATGCCACAAGTTGGAAACAAGAAATTCCCATACACAGAAAAAGGCGAGAAAGAAGCCAAAGAGTATGGAAAAAAGAAATCTATGCCTGTCACTGTGATGATTGCTATTGGTAAGCCTAAAGCTATGCCTACCCGTGGTGGTCGCACTGCTACCAATATGATGAAGAAATCTACAAGGGGTAAATAATGGCTTCTTTAACTTCTCCCGTTACCCTCCTTAGTGCTGTTGTTGCCACAGGCGCATCAAAAGCAGTTCAGGCTGATCCTGGTCAACCCGCATTTCTTCAAGTTTCAGGCATTACAAGTGCTACTGTTGCTTTGCAAGGCAGTCTGGACGGTGTAACATATTCAACGATTGGTACAGCCTTAACTGGTGATGGCATGATTACTGTGGCTAATGCGCCTAAGTATTTAAGAGCCAATTGCACAGTTTATGTAACTGGAACAATCACTGCCAAGATCATGTACTGATATGAAACAAGGTCTCTACGCCAATATCAATGCCAAACAAGAACGAATCAAAGCGGGTTCTAAGGAAAAGATGCGTAAGGTTGGCTCTAAAGGTGCTCCTACTGAGGCGGCATTTAAGGCTGCGGCTAAGACCGCAAAGAAGAAATGAAATCTCCTGTTGGATTGGATAAGACAACTGTAGATCAGTTGATTTTGTCTCATGGGACATGGAAACATCTTTTTTATCGATGCTATTCAAAAGTAAGCCCTGATTACAAAAACTATGGTGGTCGTGGCATTGATGTACATCCATCATGGCATGGTGACGATGGTTTTTATCAATTTATCAAAGATGTTGGGTTAAGACCTTCAAAGGATTATTCTCTTGACAGAATTGATGTAAATAAAGGCTATTCACCAGAAAATGTGAAATGGTCAACTAGCATTGAACAAGCAAATAATCGTCGAAATAGCAAAAGATACTTGTTTGAAGGTGAGAATCTTACCTTGGCTGAAATTGCCAGAAAAACAGGAATTGGATACCAAAGAATCTGGAAAGCGACAAAGATTTATGGCGATCCATCAGAACATACGAAAATTGATCCAGATGTTGGTAAACGTATGTATCAAGGCGAATTGCGGTCAACAAGTGAAATTGCAAAAATGGTCAACATGAAGCCGGCAACTCTTATGCGAAGACTAAAAAATGGTTTAGATTTTGATTTAGCTATTGCACTTCCGCTTCAAGCTGGTGTACACTTCAGGGAAAGATCATTATGGTCTTAAAAAAATACCAGAATCCAAAAGGTGGATTAAATGAGGAAGGTCGGGAGTTCTACAAAAGAACTGAAGGACTAGACCTCAAAGCGCCTTTAAAAACGGGTAATTCAGGTCGACGATCTAGTTTTTTAGCACGTATGGGCAATATGCCTGGCGCTGAGATGAAAGATGGAAAGCCTACCCGACTTTTACTTTCTCTTAGAGCTTGGGGCGCAACGTCCAAGGAAGACGCTAAAGCTAAGGCTAAAGCGATCTCTAAGAGGAATATGAAGTGAGACCAGTATCTGTCGGAATTAACCCAACAGCCGCAACGCTGACAACTGTTTATACAGTTCCTACGGGTTACTACGCCAAGTTTACTGTGATGTATATTCACAACACTGGCGGTTCGACTAAGCACATTACTGTTCAATGGTATGACGCAAGTACCGCTACTACTTTAGACATTCTTACGTCTTACAACTTAACTTCTAAAGAATATCTTGAATTCAATGGTGTTGCTTACATCGTTTTGGAAGAAGGCGATAGGATTCAACTTACTACTGAAGCGGCAAGTTCATTCAGTTTTATTGCCACATTTGAGGTTCAGGGAGCACAAAGAACATGACCTACTTAGAACTTGTTAACGATGTTCTCATTCGATTGCGTGAGACAACTGTTTCTACAGTGTCAGAAACCGCCTATTCCGCATTGATTGGCAAGTTTGTCAATGATGCTAAACGTCAAATTGAAGATTCCTATAACTGGAATGTCTTAGGACAAACAATTACAGTTACTACTACCAGTGGCACAAGTTCATATTCATTGACAGGTGCGGGTCAGAAGTTTCGTATCAATGATGCTATTAACACCACAAGTGTTATTACCTTAGATAACACCACTGTTGCGGATATGAACCGCAAGCTAAACTTTGGTACACCTTCACAGTCTATTCCTAGTGAGTTCTGCTTTAGTGGTGTAGATGGCAGTGGTGACACAAAGGTTGAGCTATTTCCCGTTCCCAATGGTGTTTACACACTGAAGTTTGATTTGACCATCCCACAGGCTAATCTGACATCTGATGGTACTTCAGTCAAAGTATTGGACTATTTGGTTGCCCAGAGTGCCTATGCCCGTGGTTTGATTGAGCGTGGTGAGGACGGAGGCACTGCTTCTAATGAAGCGTACGCTTTGTTCCGTGGAATGCTATCTGACGCTATTGCATTGGAAAGCACTCGTTACCCTGAAGATAACTTTGTGGCGGTCTAATGGCAGCTCCTCTACAAAGTCAAAGCATTAGCGCACCAGGCTTTTATGGCCTGAACACGCAAGACTCGCCATTGGATTTGGCATCTGGCTTTGCTTTGGTTGCAACTAATTGCGTAATTGACCAGTTTGGTCGAATTGGAACACGCAAGGGCTTTACGCTTGTTAACGCTTCATCAGGTACTTTGGGTGCTAACAATGTGGGTGTTATCCATGAGTTAGTCCAAACTGATGGCACTTTGACTGTTCTGTTTGCGGGAAACAATAAGTTATTTAAGTTCAACGCTTCCAACGTAGTGACTGAGTTGACCTATGGTGGTGGGGGAACAGCACCTACCATTACAGCAAGTAATTGGCAGTGTGCATCTTTGAATGGCATTGCATACTTTTTCCAAACAGGCCATGACCCACTGATCTTTGACCCTGCTATCAGCACAACGACATTTAGACGAGTATCTGAGAAGTCAGGCTATGTAGGGACTGTTCCTCAAGCTAACATTGCCATCTCAGCATTTGGTCGTTTGTGGGTTGCTAACACCTCAACTGACAAAGTTACTGTCACTTTCTCTGATTTGATTGCTGGTCATATTTGGTCAGGCGGGACTTCAGGGTCTTTAGATGTTTCACGAGTTTGGCCTAATGGTGCGGATGAAGTGATGGGTCTAGCGGCTCACAATGATTTCTTTTTTATCCTTGGTAAGAGGCAGATTCTTGTCTACTCTGGTGCTTCTACTCCCGCATCTTTGGTTTTGTCAGACACAGTAGGCTCTATTGGGTGTATTGCTAGGGACACTATTCAGTCAATTGGTACTGATGTGATCTTCTTGTCAGACTCAGGTGTTCGTTCTCTGATGAGGACTATCCAAGAGAAGTCTGCACCACTTAGAGACTTGTCCAAGAATGTTCGTTCTGATTTGATAGGTTCTTTAGCAGTAGAGACTTTGGCTAATCTGAAGTCTGTTTACTCAGAGAAGAATGCCTTTTACTTGCTGACCCTACCCGTTACATCACAAGTCTTCTGTTTTGACACAAAGATGCAATTGCAAGATGGTGCTTTTAGAGTAACCAAGTGGGACTCAATTACGCCTACGTCTTTGTACTCACTAAGGAATGGTGATCTGTACATTGGTAAGAGTGGCTTTATTGGCAAGTATGGAAGTTTCTTAGATAACACTTCTACTTACCGATTGAGCTACTTTACTAACCATGCAGACCTTGGTAATGAGAATCAGATTTCTATTCTCAAACGAATCAAGACAATCATCATTGGTGGGTCTAACCAGTTTGTAACGATCAAGTGGGGCTTTGACTTTGCTGCCAACTATCTGTCAGGAAATGCTTTTATCCCCGAGCAACAGAACTATGAGTACGGCCTAGCTGAATACGGCACAGCAGAATACTCAGGTGGACTCTTGATTAAGACACTAGACGTAAACGCTTCTGGTGCGGGTAAAATTGTTCAAACAGGTTACGAAACCACTATCAACGGCACTCAACTGTCAATTCAGAAGATTGAAATTCAATCTAAGAACGGGAAAATATCATGAGTAATTACACAAAAAGTACCAACTTTGCGACTAAAGATAACCTCACACCTGGCGATCCACTCAAGGTCGTTCGAGGTACTGAGATTGATACTGAGTACAACAACATTGCTACTGCTGTTGCGACTAAGACAGACAATGCCTCTGCTGCAATTACGGGCGGTGCAATCGATGGGGCAACTGTAGGCGCAACCACTCCCGCAACAGGTTCGTTTACAACCTTGGCGGCATCTGGCACAACAACTCTAGCGGGTGCGTTGGTTGGTGCGGTAACACAAGCGGCATTTAACACTACAACCACTACCTTAAATCTAGGTGGTGCGGCTACGGCTGTGAACCTTGGTGCGGCTACAGGTACTGCCACAGTCAATAACACTACCTTGGCGGCTAAAGCAATCACCGCAAGTACCACTTTGGCGGTGACAGGTACATCCACCTTGACAGGTGCTGTAACGGCAACAGCGGGTGTTACAGGCCCAATCACATCTTCTAGTGTGTCAATCACGGGTGGCTCTATTACAGGCATCACTGATCTAGCGGTTGCTGATGGCGGTACGGGTGCTTCTACTGCGGCTACTGCTCTCAACAACCTATTGCCTAGCCAAACAAGTAACGCAAACAAGTATCTCCAGACTGATGGCACAAATGCTACTTGGGATGCAGTCACTCTTTCTACTGCTGACATTACAGGCACTCTACCCGTTTTAAATGGTGGTACAGGTGTAACGACAAGCACAGGAACAACCAATGTAGTGTTGTCAAACTCGCCAACATTGGTGACTCCCGCATTGGGAACACCGAGTGCAGCAGTCTTAACGAATGCTACGGGTCTGCCTCTAACTACTGGTGTTACAGGTACTTTGCCCGTGGCTAATGGCGGTACAGGGATTACATCCTTGGGTACAGGTGTAGCTACTTTCTTGGGTACACCATCATCTGCCAACTTAGCTTCTGCTGTAACAGACGAAACTGGTTCTGGTTCTTTGGTATTTGCTACCTCTCCTACCTTAGTAACTCCTGCTCTTGGAACACCCTCTAGTGGTACTGTAACAAACTTAACTGGTACTGCCTCTATCAACATCAATGGTACTGTGGGTGCTACTACTGCTACTACTGGTGCGTTTACTTCACTTACAGCATCTACAACTCTTGGAGTAACAGGCGTATCTACTTTGACCGCTGGTGCAGTAGTTCAAGGTCTAACAGTTGGTCTTGGTGCGGGTGCTGTGGCTACCAATACTGCGGTGGGCGTTAGTGCTTTGGCGGCTAATACTACTGGCTCACAACACGTTCTTATAGGCTATCAAGCAGGTGCAAGTTCTGTTACTGCACAAAACTTAGTTGCAGTCGGATACCAAGCGGCTTCTTCAGCGACAGGCTCTGGAATCACCGCAATTGGAACTTCAGCGGCACAAAACTCTACTGGTGATGACAACATTGCCGTAGGCGCAGCAGCTCTTTTAACCAATACTTCTGGAAATAGCAACACTGCAATTGGGCGCTCTGCTCTTAGGTTTAACACCACAGCATCTAACAACACAGCAGTAGGTTATCAGGCGGCTTACTCAAATACGACAGGCACACAAAATACTGTTCTTGGAAACACTGCTTTGTACACCAACTCAACTGGCAATGGCCTAACAGCAATTGGCTTTGGTGCGTTGAATCTCAGTACTACATCTTCTAACAATACTGCGGTTGGTAGTTATTCTCTTAGAGCCAATACCACTGGCGCAAGCAACATAGCGGTTGGTGCGGCAGATTTTGGGACAGATTACGGGGCTTTGGGTTACAACACCACTGGCAACAACAACATTGCTGTGGGTATGCAGGCTCTGTTGAATAGTACAACGGCATCAAACAATACTGCTGTTGGACATCATGCAAGTCGGACTAATACTACTGGCGCAAGCAATGTTGCGGTTGGTACGCAAGCCCTCTATTCCAACACCACTGGAAGTAGTAACTCCGCTTATGGATATCAATCCCTCTACTCTAACACCACAGGGGTTGAGCAAACTGCTGTAGGTTATCAAGCCCTCTACAACACAACAGGTAATGACAATACTGCATTTGGTTATGTTGCTGGTAAGTCTATAACTACTGGCACATACAATATTGTCGTTGGCCCCAACGCAATGGACAACAGTGCTGGTATTACTGGTGACGACAATTTAAGCATAGGAAGGATTACATTAAGGGTTTTAACATCAGGAAATAGAAATGTGGCAGTCGGCAATGGTGCTTTAAATGCACTTACTACCGCATCTGAAAATACAGCAGTTGGGGCGTATGCGGCAAACAGTTTAACTACTGGCGCAAGTAATACTTTTATTGGGAGGAGTTCTGGAGAAGCAATAACAACTGGCTTCAAGAACACCATCATTGGTCGCTACGATGGAAACCAAGGTGGCCTAGACATTCGCACAGCAGGCAACAACATCGTGCTGTCTGATGGGGATGGGAATCCTAGAGGGATATTTAATAGTGGTGGTGATTTTTTGGTTGGTTGTGTAAATACAAACCATACTAGCAATGGTTTTACTATTGAAAGTGGTATTCCATACGCTACTAGGGCGGCTAGTGGTACTTTAGTGGGGTTCTTTAATTTATCTGGTTCAATAATTGGTTCTATTACTAATAGTGGAAATACTGCTGTTTTATACAACACCACTTCAGACCAACGTTTAAAAGAAAACATTGTTGATGCGCCTGAATTTGGAAGTGTCATTGATTCTATCAAAGTGCGTAGTTTTGATTGGATAACAGAACAGACACATCAACGTGCGGGTTTCATTGCTCAAGAACTTTTAACTGTTGCACCAGAGGCTGTGCATCAACCAGAAGATACAGAGAAAATGATGGCTGTGGACTACTCCAAATTAGTCCCAATGCTTGTCAAAGAAGTTCAATCACTCCGTAAACGTCTTACAGCTGCAGGACTCTAATCTTTAAACTGAAAGGTAAATCATGGCAACAACTTTTACAACTCGCATCACAGCAATGTACACCCTGCAACAGCCTGACCCTAACTATGTGGTCAATGCTTTGTGGGAAGTCACAGGCGTAGATGGAACACATACTGCCTCTATCGGTGGCAACACTCAGTTTAGTTCTGCTGACCAAGAGGGTGCAATAACTCCTTATGCTGACCTAACAGAAGCAATTGTCATTGGTTGGATTCCTGAGTCTGCCATTGCAAGCGCACAGCAGTGTGTTCAAGGTCAGATTGACTCAATGATTACACCTCCTGTTAGCCCTGCAAATACTGCATTGCCTTGGGGTCAAGCATGAAATTAGAGTTAGACGTTAACGAGATTAACTTTGTATTGCAGACCTTGGGAAACCTCCCATCGTCTAGTGGCGTATGGCCTCTGATTCTTAAAATCAAAGAACAGGCTGAAGCGCAAGTTCCTAAAGAATCGGAGTAAACATCATGGCAGTTACTAATGCAGATATTCTAGGGTGGTTAAATGCCAACCCTGGCGCTGATGACGCATTGATTGTAAAAACAATGCAAGAGGCGGGGGTATCTCCTGCTCAACTGGCTAGTGCTATTGGAGTATCTGAAGGAGAGATTGTTTCTAGGGTGGCAGCTACTGTTCCTGAAGGTCAAACAATAACCCTTGGAGATACTCGCATTGCGCCTCAATATGAGGTTCGAGGTTCTGGAGAAGATCGGCAAGTTGGTGGTATTGAGAATATCACTGTAGAAAAGACTACGGGCGATATTAACTACAAATCCC